GGATTCTTTTTTTCTTAGATTTAGTAGTTACCTCATCTGCTATAACTTCTATTTCTTCAATTACTTTGGGTCTTTGATCTTTATTGTATAATTCCTCTGCAAGTTTAATATTTTCCAATTCCTCGGGTGTATAAGGTGGTGTTTGAGTTGGTTGATTCTTGTCTTGATAATTAAACATTAGATAAGCCGCTACTGTTAGTACAATTAGCACACCCGCTACTATTAGTAAGTTTGTCATATTTTTTTAATTTTAAATTAGTTTCCGGTTAGTTGTTTTAAATAAGATTTTTGAATTTCTTTATCTGTAAAGAATTGTTTTAAATTAGGTCTGAAGTAGTTAATATTTTTCATTACTTTTCTATCTCTTGTTCTATATACGATAAAATAATCTCCAACTTTTTCGTAATGACATTCTTCACCTTGCTCACTCGATCTTTGAATGACAGTTGATTTAGCGTCTTCTTCAGTTTTGCAAGCTTTAGATAAATTTGAAGCTTGTACCTCTTGATATGCCGGCCATATCTTATCCTTAAGGCCATGTAACATAGTACCGTCCCCAGTGGCAACATAAGTAATATCACACAAAGCATCCAGAACCTCAACGATGTCTCCTTTCTCGCAAGCTGCTCTATATTCTTCAAGTTCTTCAATGATGAAATTGTATACAAATTCCCATTCTTTTCGTTCGGGGATTGTGGGCTCATAATTGTTGGGTTTGCCCATTACGGCGTTAAATTCTTCTACCTCGTCTACAAAAGGCACACTTCCATTTTTGATTACTTTAAAATTTGTCATAACTTTGTTTTTAGTTTATTTTTTTAACTGCACCTATTATTAGGTAATAAGGCCAATCTAAATATAATAAATTATCTTGGGTAAGCAAAACTTTTTCGCCAATAGAATAATTTATTTTTTGTCCTGCTTTAGAGGCATGAATTTCATGTAATATCTCGTAAATTCCTTCTTCTGCAGGTGTAGCAGTAGAACGATCATAAACTTGAGGGGAATTAGCTTCTACGTTGTAAGGTACGGCTCCATTTAACCATTCTTGTCTACTACCACAACCACAATCTTCAATTCCTAAAGCTTCAGTTACAACTTCTACAGCTTTTGCTATACCAGTTGCATGAATAATTTTAGCAATTGTATCACCTAACCCTCTTGAAGGGGTATTTGAATCGAAATCTTCTATCATTTTTTTAAATAGTCTTGTATTGGTTCAGCATCTTTTCTTTCCCATGGGTAATAAATAAATTCATCACCTTCATGAATTTGAGCATAAATATTTGGTGTGTAACAAGAGGTATGAGGTTTGTAGTGTAATACTGCCGTATAAACACCTACTGTATTTTTTAATGTTACTCCAGTATCGCAAATGTCATCTATTACTAAAGTATTAGGATACATCACGTCAGACCACGGTAAACCTAATTTATGTGACACCATCACGGCAGGTATAAGCCCGCCGCGTTTTAATCCAAATACTGAATCAATGTTGGGCTGTTCTGTAATTATTTTTTCACAGAGGGTGTCAATTAAATCATTGATATCATCCCAACTTAAATATAATTTATTCTGTATTTTGAGGCACATATTAGTTCATTTTAAAAGTTATTTTTATATTCCCACTTAAAACCATAGGAAGTTATTTGTTTTTTTCTTAAACATGATGAAATACCATCATTTCTTATATTTAATCCCCTTGAAGCTTCATTAATACTTTCCCACTCTTTTATAAATTTACCTTCTAAATCTAATTGATTAATTGGTTTTTTGTTTGTACTAGCATTTCTACAATTTTGAATCATATCAGGTGTAGTAATTCTAGGATTTAATCTTTTAGTAAGAGATATTTTTTCAATAGTTTCTTTAGATCTAGGTTTTGAATTTTTTTTCCAATATTCTTTCATTTTATTTATAGTAATTGATGTATGAATTTTTCCTATATTATTTTCCCAAAAATAATTCCCTCCTCTTGTTAAGTTTAAACCTAAATTAAAAGAATCATACAACTTAATATAAAAAATTTCTCTTTCTTCTAAATCCTCAATATTACATTCTTCTATTACTTCAAATTTATGATTAATTATATCATATTTCTTAAAGGAATAATATAATTTCTTTTGTTGAGGAAGAGTTTTTTTGTTTATTGAGTAGCCTTTCCATCTAGATTCTATATCTTTTGATAACCCAATATAGATCTTATTTGAAGGTGATGTTATTTTATATATTCCTACCATAATTATAAATATTGCGTCCCTTAAAGGGACGCAAAATTATTTATCCCATTTTCATTTTAATCATTTCTAATACTTCTATTTTAGCAGTTTTAGTATGGTCAGCAAATACCCCACTGACTTCGGATGTCATCATTGAAGCCCCTTGATGTTTAACACCTCTACATGAAACACATTGGTGAGTAGCTTGTATCATTACCATCACACCAACATTACCTTCACATATTTTACTTACAGCATTATGTATAGCGACTGTTAATTGTTCTTGTATTGCTCCTCTTCTCCCAAAATGTTCTACAATTCTATTTAATTTACTTAATCCTACTACTCTACCTTTAGGTCCTGGTATATAAGCAATGTGAACTACTCCTTGGATTGTTTGGTGGTGGTGAGAACATTGGCTAACAAGTGGTATGTCTTTTTCTAGAACTATCCCTTGATAACCGTCTGAAGGGAATGAAGTAATTTCAGACATTGCTGTATATCGACCTTTCCATAAGTCATTAACATAAGCCTTTGAGACCCTTAAAGGAGTGTTATTACTATTGGGATCGTTTTCCCAATCACAACCTAATGCTGTTAAAAATTGACCATAAGCCTTAGCTGCTTTTTCAATCATTTTAGCTTTAGCTTTGTCATCTAATGGGAAACCAGGTGCAACACCATTTGCAAAACCTTCTTGTACCACTTCTAAATCGTTGTGAATCTTTTTTCTGTTTTCTGTCATTTATAATTTTTTTAATAGGTAAATGTAATAAATTCTATTTTAATATCCAAATCTTTATACAAATCTGTTTTTACCAAACATCATAATATGAAGCCTAGGAGCGAATCTCCAACCTCTTTTTAATGCTTGTTCAGCTATCCATCCAGTTCTAGAATTTAGAGTATTTACATCTACTCCTTCTGGCATTAGGCATATATCTGAGGGTTCCCATCCTGTTAATTGTCCCAATATTTGCTCTATTTCAACAATATCTTGATCTGTTGCTACAACGAACTTTAATTGAAAATCAGTTAAATATTTTTTACTTCCGTCAATATAAGATTGAATTACAGGAATATTAATTCTCAATCTTTCATGCTTTTCAGCCCACTTTTCACTATACTTAATATTGGTTCCTTCAAGGTTAGCCTGATGTGGAGTTGAAGTAGATAATTTAGGTGACATTGAAACTAAGTCTGTATGTTGTGCTATCTTATCACTAAAAATAGTTGCATTTGTTTCAATGGTAGTGTGATACCCTAATGTTTGTAGTTTTTGTAATAATTCCTCCAGTGCTTCTGTTTGCATTGTAGGTTCTCCTCCGGAAATTACAACATGTTTAATTTTTTGCTGTAAAGTATTTTCTACAACTATTTGAACAATATCATCAATTTCCATTTTATTCTTCTCTGGATGATGAGAGGAATATGGTGTATCACATGGAGATCCTTTTCCATCCAATCCAACCCAAGCACATCTTAAATTACATGCTGAGGTTCTAATGAAGAGGCAGGCTGTTCCTGTTAATTTTCCTTCTCCTTGGAAAGTACCTGCATACTTAAACCCCGTTGAATCATTTGTGAGGTTATCCTTTATTGGGAAAATTCCTCCTTGTACTAAATTTATTTGCATATTATTCTTGTTTTTTATTCATTTGATCTCTAGCATATAGAGATATAAACTCTGGCGTTGTTCTTCCCTCTGGTACTAGTATTTCTGTTAGAGGAGCTGCTACTCCCATAATCCTTTCGTTATGGTGTATTAGGATATCTTCCTCCGGATCTAACTTTTGTAGAAACTCTATTACCTGCCCTACAGTTAGAGGTTTTCTATAATCTTGATTAATTAATAATTTCATACTATGTACATACTGTTTTGTTTTACCTTCTAATTTATCTGCTAGAGATATTTTCCCCGTATTATCATCTAAAAAACCATTCTCTTCTAAAAATTTAATATCCAACATATATTGATGAATTCTTAGGAGCTTCCCAGCACTCTACTTTTACCACCTTAACTCTACCTCCTCCATTCTTGGACATTACATCATTAAATTTATCAAAGACCATTTTTGCAGCAGATTCTGCTCCAATTCGATCCATAACTCTTAAGTGACATAGTCCCAATTCTTGCATGTATTGGAATGTTTCCAGTTGTGGATCGTCTTTCTCGATTAGTAGAGTATGATCCCACATATGATCCATCCATGCTTTTAGTCCATTACCTACTGGTTGTTCTTTAAAACCACCGTAGTCCATAATCCAGTTCATTTCATCTAACTGTTTTTCTTCTAAAGGTTCAATTGACTCAAACCACACTTTAAATTCTAAAGCATACCCGTGAAGTAACTGGCAATGCGAGTGTTGTGCTTTCCACTGTCTAATTGCTACTGAATAATTATCAAATAACTTTGTTGATTGGTATTTTCCCATATTTAATTGTTTACCAGTTGTTTATTTCTATTTTAAATTCTTTTGGTGCTACTTGTTGTCCTCCAAAATATGGGAACAATAAATATCTAGGTCCCCACCATCTTGATGTTCTTGGAATAATTACTTTTTTATCTAAAGCTATAACGGTGTAGCTATTCTGTGAGATATCTATATAGCAAATATACGGCTTATCTTGTTCAATTGCTCCTAAATCCTCTACAAAATGCTTTCCATCTCTATAGAAATACACACAGCCTATTGACTTTTTTAATTTACTATCGTATCTCCATCCTATCCGAATTGAATGTTTATGGTGATACCATGAATCACAAATTCCAAATATCTTATTTGTATCTCCTTGATCTGCTTTATTGTCTAAAGTATATGCAGGATCTGATAGAAATTCAAAACTAAATCTTAAATTTGTTTCAAAAGTGAATTTAGGCAACCAAGTACTTCTATGACTTCCTTTATTAATTGTGTATACCATTAGTCTTTATTAAAAAATGTTCGTTTAATTGCATACCAGGATGCTGTTAAAAATACCCAAGCTAAATAAGCAGTTGGAATTAGTAGTACCCAGTTTGGAAGTCCTACATTGTAAATTACAGGTAATAGCACAATTGCTGCTATAATTAGATAAAATGATTTCATATTAATTATTTTTCTTTAAGATTATACTTGTTATATTTTTTCCATTATGTGACCACTTTACTATAGATTTTCTAGAGTATCCTGGTATGCTGTTTGTTTTGGTTAGGTTGTTGTAGTATGGAAAGTACCCACTTTCGTCATAACTTGATAGTAGGATGTTATTAGGAGCTTTAGCTTTTGCTACGGTTAGTATAATTTTATATATTGTTGAGTAAATCTTAATTAGATTAGCTCTACCTCCTTTAGGTAAGTTACTAGCAAAATCAGTACCACCTCCGTGTTCCGTAAATCCTAAATCACATACTGTTCCCTCAAGTCGAATCCGATCTTTATCTCCAGGTAATACAATATCAGAAGGATAGTCTGTCACGGTATAGTCGTATACTATATCACCAACTGTAAAATTACCTTCACTGATCCCACCATTTATTTTAGCTGCATTTTTAACGTTGAGTTGTATTTCTTTTAAAATACTGAGACTTTCACTAAGTAGTTGTTCCTGCTCAGATAACTCAATAATATCTTTTAGTTTTATTTTCATATTAAAATATTAAATTGTAAAGTGCTTTAAAAATATTATATGCTATAAACCCTATTAATAGCCAGATAATAATGGCTGTCCAATTCCAATTCTTTGGATTGAATGATGGTTTAGGTTGTTTTGGTATTCCCATAACTTGTTTCATGTGATCATTTATTTCTCTCATAACTTTAATATACGCACTTTATTTTATGATTCCAAACTTTTTGGATAATATATTTCATAAAGTTCTGCTTCTTTCTTTCCACAGTCATCACATTGCACACCTCTTCCAACTGTGTTTAGTAATTGATCGTATGTAGCTAAGTCGTCAAGTTCTTTTGATTCCTCTTCAGTAAGATCTGTTCTTTCTAGATTTTTCCACCAAGTTTTAGTATACCATTTTTTTGAGAATTCTGGGTCTGTCTTTATTTTATTGTTGAATTCTTCTTGGCTTATCAAAGAACCTTTAACTGGTACTTCCCACACTTTTTGAGGGTTCATTATACAGTTATAAGTGTATGTATTGTAAGCATCAATCAGATTCCATTTCTCAATTTTTTCTTCTGCTTCAGGAATAGGAATAGTCATTGCTATATATCCGTGATAACAATTTTCTTTTTCCTCACCGCAGTGGTGACATGTTTCTAGTCTACTTTCCATTAGTAAAATTGTTTTATGTTCATCAATTCGTTTAATATTTCCTGTAATTCTTCATCAGACCTATCCTCCAAACTGTTATTATGAACGTGTTTAAACCCTGATAAGCACCAATTATAAGGTTCGATTCTACTACCATCTAAGTCGTATTCATATTGTAATGATAACCGCCAATTAGTCAATTCGTAATTGGAAGTTTCGTTATCTCTATTACCAAATCTTTGCAGCCATGCTTTAATAGTGTATACTAATTCTAGTTTTTTCATTTCCAAAATAGTTGAATTGCCATGATTGCTACTGCTAGTGTCAGGCATGTTAGTGTTTTTAAAGTAAATGGTTCTTGGAACCATGAATGTGCCATATAACTAAATACTATTGCTCCTATGGAAAATCCTAGTAATCTTGAAGGCCAAAACTGGACTTTAAAATGAAGTACTAAATGTTTAACAGATCCCATATAAAGTAGTGAGATTGGAAAACCCATCATTGCCACTAGATAAGGATGATCTTTAAACCATTGCCATCTGAATTGACCTTGTAGTTGTACAAATGTAAATATTTGAGCAAGTAGCCCTAAGATAAAACCTATTAGTAGATTCATATTAATTTGATAGTGGTGCTTTAATTGCTGGGTGTGATTGATAGTCGAATAGTAAGACGTCTTGTACTGAGGAGCAATATATTCCATCTCTAATATGAACTTTTGGTAAATCAAATCCTTCTCTTTCGATTTGCTCTTTGGCTTGTTCAATATGGTTTGAATATAAATGAACATCACCTAAGTTACCAATCAATTGGTCAGGAACCATATTCATTTCATCTGCTAACATCTCTAATAACAATCCATAAGAAGCAATGTTAAATGGTAAACCTAAGAATGTATCTACTGAACGTTGATTCCACATTAAAGAGATTGCTCTTGTTGGAATGTTTTTTTCTTTAACTTCTTTAGAGTCAATTATTAATTTACCGCTGAATGTCATTCCTTTAAGATTAAATCCTCTTTTATTCGCTTCAAACGCAATTTCCTCATTACTCAACTCTCTTGTATAAACTTGAAATCCATAATGACAAGGTGGAAGTACCATTTTACCTTCCGTGATATGTTTTCTTCCGTATCTATTATTAAAATCTCTATCTGTTTTTAGTTTTTCTAAAAACTCTTCCTTTGTTAATTTTTTACTCATAACTTTTTAATTTGCAAATGTATCAAAACCGTATTCTAAACCATTAATCAATGTTTTTAGTTGGCCAATTAATGCTTCCTTATTGTCACCACATTGATGTTGAACGATTAACATTCCGTGACCACCAGTGAGTTCGTCAATTGATTTTCCTTCAGTAGTTAGTGGTTCACCAATCCACGTTGATATTTGTTCTGTTTTATACCATTTTGTCGGTATTGTTGTTTGGTTAATTTCCTGTTCCATAACTCCAATTTTTAAAATTTTCACTCTTACTTTTAATCCTATCACTAACTTTATCCCATTTAATATTTAAAGCTTTTGACGCTTCTGCGATACTTTCATATCGCACACCTTCAATATTACAAGGTCTTTTATTAACTGATGATTCGCTCCTCTTTTTTCTAGTTTCTTCACTTATAGTACGTCCTTTTAATTTATTCCTAACTTCTTCACGATTCATACCATTGTTATCTTTTATTTTTTTCTTGGTTTCTTCGGAATGTTTCCACTCACCGCTTTCTCTCCTGGTGTTAACTATTTTACTAGTAACTTCCGTAGGTCTTTTTCTACCTTTAAGTGTTTCACTTGTCTTTCTTTTTTGTTCATCGCTTACCTTAGTACCCTTTTTCTTTTCACTAATCAACTTTACTACTTCATTTTTAGCCCTTTCATAGATTCTAGAACTTGGTGTATATCTGTCCTGTCTCTTACTTTTCATATTACACATTGCCCATAGTGCAAATTTAAGTTTTGGATTTTCAGGATAGATTCTAACTAGTAGCTGGTGACATATAAAATGTTCCCTAGCAGTTAAATTCACTAAATTATCTCTATCATCAGAACCATTCATACATCTTGGTAGTATGTGATGTTTCTCAGTATATGATTCCAACACTCTATTTTTCGCCCTGTCTACTATCTGACTGTATATTCTTTCGTAGTTCATAATATTTTTCCATTGTTTTTTTATTTATTATCTCTTTGTTACGGTGATAGTACTCCTTAGCCCAAGCTCGTTGTGCTTCTACTTTTTCTTGCTCCGTCTTGTATTTTTTGAACCGTCCCATCTATAATAAATATATAACTAAAAGAAAAAAACTAAAAGAACTTAACTATTTTTTCTTAAATAATCTTGATAAAGTTCATCATCGGTTCTATAATCAGTAACTGGTAAATCGGCAGGATTCCAGGCCGATACAAGAAGCCTTCTTGAGTCTGGATTTGTTTTAAGGTCGTTGATTAGGTTTTGGATTTGGTCTATTTGAGTCTCATCATATTCCCAACCACTTCTAGTATCTGAACCATATCCTTGGTACTCAGGGTCATTCCACCACTTTTTGGTAATTGAATTCCATCTACGCCAACCTGCCCCATAAATTGGACCTAAATCACCCCACTTCTTAGCAAACTCATCATCTGTTTTGATTTTGTTAATGAATTCTTCTTGTTTTAAATATTGAAAATCAATATCACGAGTCATCCAATCAGGTCCCTCACCGTGGTCAGCTTTTAAATTATTTAGGTAATATTTGTAGCAATCTCCATCCCAAATATGACAATTATTATCAACCAAAAACTTAATATTGGTATCACCTCGTAAGAACCAAACAAGTTCTGTTACGATTGTTTTGAATGGCATTTTCTTAGTTGTAAGAAGTGGAAAACCATCCTTCATACTGTGACGTATTTGTCTTCCGAATACTGAGATTGTTCCCGTTAAGGTTCTGTCTTGTTTTGTTACTCCGTTATCAAGAATGTCTTGAAGTAGGTCTGTGTAATCTTTATCTAGTTTGTTCATATTAAAAAAAAGTAATCTGTTGTAATCCAATTCCACCCTTTGTCGTCAATACCGATAATGTTATCGGTTCTTTTGTAGTAAGATTTTTTACAGTGTACACAGTGGAGCACATTCCGGGTTAAGTAACATCCTGAAACGTAATCTACCTCCTTTGTTCTCTCTTTTTTAATTATCTCTCCTGTATGGTTTCCAAACCAACACTTAATCTTATCTAGTTTGTTCATAAAGATCATATAACTGTTCAATATTTTCGTATGCTTTTCCATCATAAAAGAACGTATCTACTACTGCTTCGTACATTACAACTCTTCTCATCCATTTTGCAAATTCAATTGCTGTCTCTTTTACTGGACGTTCTACTTTAAGGAAGTTATAAAGTGCTTTTTTAGTTGGTTTGGCATTTGCATGTTCTTCTGCAAAGTTGTATACTCTACCGTGGGCACTTCTAAGTTGTACTCTTCCTTCCATTACTTGTATAATGGTATCTGCAGTACAAGTTACCACAGTATTCATCTTTTCATCTACTATCGTGAAAATTCCATTTCCTTCTTCATAAGCTCTAAAAACATCTCCTTCGAAATTTAGTAACCCTATGTAAGCCTTGTTATGCCTGTCTGTGTATCTCATTAGTTTATTATTTCAATTATACTTGTTATTGCAATTCTGTAATCGTCTGATAAATTAGGTGAACTGAAGTGCATACAGTCCTTATCGTGAACTAATATCTCTCCCATTTTCATAGGTACTTTTACAAAATCTTTATTTTGGTAATAGTCAGAGTACAAAGAGAAACCTGTCTTTCCTGTCCTAGTTCTTACATTTGTACCTATTACTTTGTGTTCTACTAACCCCTCTTTGTGACTTCCAGGAACGTAAAACATACATGAATTTAGTGTATCTACATCTTGTAACGGTATCCAAAAAGTGTAAACTTTCCTATTACTTTCAAAATAGGCATTATCTTGATGAGCTGATGTCATTTTATAATTTGGTGGTTTACAGAAGTACTGGTTATTCAATACTTTAAACTTCTTTGCACCTATTAAGTTAGCAAGAATACTATTTACTCCTTCAAAATTTAGATTCTGAATCTGTTTTATATCACCCAACTTTGTTCTAAACACATCCCTACTTTCCACTTCCTTTGCAATCTTCTCTAAATTTTTCTCGTAATAAGGGATAAGTTCACTCATCACAGGGTGAGTAAATACTTGAAATCCATCTTCTATTAATGTTTCTTTACCTGTATATGTTTTAAATTCCATTTTATTTAACTTTTCTTCCTACAATTTTTGAAAAAGCCTCAGCAAGTCTTCTATTCTCTTTTTCGTACATCTGTTTTATGTCCTCAGTTCTACTATCGTCAATAAAAGTTTTGTTTACTAATTTTTCAATTTTACCTACTGTGTTGAATTCTATAGAATCTGGGCTAGAATTACATGGCATAAAGAATATCTGTTCAATCTCATACCTATCAAATGTTAGTTTTAATTTAGCAGATCTTGAATACTTTTCCACTACTTCAATTTTAACTTTACAGTGTACAGTAGGCCCTAACTTAACCTGCACTCTGGAACCGTTCTCACACGGTTTGTAAAGTTGCACAGTTACCCTATCCTGAATGATACTGTCTAGAATAAAGTCTACGTATTTATGTGTTATAGTCATATCTGTTATGTTTTACCTGTTTTGTCCTGTAGTCTTTGATAAGCTATCATCCAGTGTCCATCTAACCTAGATTTTAGTTTGACATCATCAAACCTGTCATTAAATTTTCTTTCCAATCTTTTAGTTGCCAGTAAATGTTGTAAAGTTTCACAAGAACTGTAAATGCTCACTATCCAACTAAAAACATCGTACTTATTACCTGAAGTTGCTGCCATTATTTAGTTAGTATTAGTAGTGTTAGTACAAGTTGTACATAATGTAAGAGTTGGTCAAAACCTATTACTACAAACCCGTTGTGTAAATCACCTTTGTCCCAAAATGGTTTACCTATTCTACTTGTAAAGAAATCTGTGATCCAGTGTACTAAAAATGTTACAAGTGAAAACTGTAAAGCTAATGCTAAATCTCCATAATAAGCAAATGTTGCAAATAACCACATTAGTGAGTAAACAGCTACGTGATAGGTTAACCATATTACATCTGTGCTCTTTTTTGTAGCCTGATCATGTGTCTGTAACCCGAAATCAGCTAAAAAATGTATCAGTAATACAAATACCAATGTTGAAAATGAAATCATATCTCTTCTCTTTGTTTTAACATTGCGTCTGCTGCTTCATATGCCATTTCGGTTATATATACCAAAGGATGTTCATCTGTCAAATTATCAGCTAATGTTTGTGTTACTGTAGGATTTGATATATATCCTTGCATTGCTTTAGCTGCAAAATAATCTCTAAGAGTCATTCCTGAATAACCTTCTGATTTATTATCACAAGGAAAAGCGTCCGGGTTTTTAGGTTTATTTTCCATTACAGTTTACTAAATTTTAAATACTTTGCTGCTTTTACTGCTTGTATGAATTTTTTATGTGCTGATGTTTGTGATGGTATCCTTCCTGAGGGAGTTAGTAGTTCAGTTGATGACTGGTAGTTATCTAGTGGTTCTCCCCAGTAAATAAAGTACCTATCGTATTGTTTTACTAAACTAACTTCATTGTCGTTTATAGTTGCTTTTGCTATTGTAACTTTTTCCATTATGCTGTTAATTGTAATTTAGTTCTTACTTGCTCAAGCATTTTGTTTTCATTGTCAAAGATTTGATCTTCTAGGGCTTGTCTATCTTTTTCAATAAAATCATGTACTAATTCTAAAATCATATCATATGCTTTTTCATGGATTGATTTACAGAATGAGAATTTTGTATTAGTTATTTGTACGTTTGAATGTTGAAGCATCATATAGTAATGCTTTTTTTCGTTTGTTAAGAAATATTTTCTTGAAGAGAAAGTCATTCTAACTACTGTGTCTGGGTGATTTAATAAATCTTGAGCAATGTCTATAAATTGTTGTTCCTGAGTGGTAGGTGTGTACTTGAATAATTTTTTAAATATCATAACTTTTATTTTGATTTATACTTAAATATACGAAGAAAAGCTTACCTAAGCAAGCTTTTTTTAATTTATTTTACAATAATTTTATATCCTGTATCAATACTTTCAAATCGTTCTACAATCATTTGTTCAAACTCCTCACCATACCTACCCATGTTATCTCCACAACCAATGTAAGGACCACCTGAGGGATCTACCATATCAATGATGTCTTTATTTGATGTAACTAAATTTAGGTATTTTACATGAGTATATTCTCTTTTATCCTCATCGTACTTATGTACAGTATCTTTAAATTCACTGAAGCTTAATCTGCCTCCATCTGCTACGTAAGCATTGTATGCTTTTGTGTAATCGTTTGGATAACCAATTCTACAGTAATTAAAATTCCCTTCCCATAAAATATTTTTATCACTGTCTAGTGTGAAAGTGAATTGATCACCGTATCTGTTTTTGTATGTGTTCATTTTATATATCTATTTCAATTATATTTCCGTTACTACTTAGTGTACCAAATTTACCATCTGTTACAACTGATCCGTTACTAAACCAAGTATCACATGTACTTAATTTTTGCATTCCAGCATTAACTATATCCTTACAGTTGTGAATGTGTCCAAACAAGTGATATTGTGGTTTTACTTGTAACACTTTGTTTAAAAGTGATTTATCACCACAGCACTCCAATACATTGTTTCTATCGTATGATTTATCTAAAATACCTTTTGGTGGACCATGTGTTACTAGAATATCAACATAAGAAGGCATTGCCTGAGGCCAGTATCGATCTAATTTAACTCTGTCTTTCATGAAAGCCCAGTATCCAAAGTTTGGTGTGTATGGGTTTCCATAAATCAATAGCCCTTGTATTTCAACTAGATCATCCTCTAAATAGTAAATATTGTAGTCTTCAAAATCTTTTTTAGTAACTAATTTTTTTTCAATAGAGGTGTCGTGGTTACCTGCAACATATACTTTATGCTTGATAGGTAATGATTTAAACCAATGAATAAAATTTCTTACCTCAGGTTCGTTGTTGTAAGGATCTCTTGGGTTACTACAGTCACCTGAGTGTATAACCATGTCGATACCTTGTGGTATTTGTAATTGATCGTGATACGTGTGAGTGTCGCTAATGTGCCAAATTTTTATCATAACTCTTATTTTTTATTTATACTTAAATATACGAAAAAAGACCTGCGTAAGCAAGCCTTTTCTCATTTATTTTATTCCTAATGCCTTTTTTACTAAATCTCTCATATAAGTACTCTTATTGAAATTGCTTGTTGACATGCATGTTATCTCCCAAAAATCCTCTATTGATAAACTTTTTGAGTTTAGTATTACATAGTTTTCTGCATTTTCAAATGTTGAGAAATATTTCCTTTCTGAGTATTGTCCAGCTCCTTGATGTGCTTTCATCATACTTACGCTAAAGTCTGTATCTACAAAATAACAAATATCTCCTTCTTTAATATCAACTCCATCCTCTGTTGTAAAAAGAACTTTGTTTTTATTAATATAATTTAAAGCTGCTTCTTGTGTTAGGAAGTATGCATTTAGGTTTGAGTAAAATTTCATTCCAGGCACTGATATAAGAGAATCGTAGTAGGAACTATCTTTTCTCACCCACCATACTTTGTCTCCTTCAAAAATATCTTTTCCATCGTGTGTTAGAAAGATTGGATTTTTTGCTTTAGTTGCATATATTAATTCGGTACTACCATGCTTTTGTTCTAATCCAATTGATCCATCATATCTTATTTTAATTTCTTCAATAGCTCTAGCATCTGTGTGAGAATGTCCTGTAATTAAATCACCTACTGTAAATATTTCTCCATCAGAAAGACGTTTTACTGAGTGTATTTTAGTTCCAGATGCTTTGTAGTCATCTAAAGGATTGTATTTTGTAACTTGACTTACAATTTCATAATCCTTTTCAATTACTTCTTGCCAGAATTCTGGATATGTTTCATAGTAAGTGGTTCCTTTCCAAATATCAGTTGTACATTTTCTACTAACAATAGTACCTAATTCTACACTTCCTGGGTACTGTTTTATTAATTTGTATTTTTTCATTTTATACCTTTTTATATAACTAAATATACGAAATTTATTTTGAATAACCAACTATTTGTTTAAATTTCCTCTATTAAAATGTACTTCTTTTTCCATCAGTTCATAGAATGCTTGTACTTGTTTTTCTCCTTTACATTTTTCACAAAATAGTTCTTTAGTTGCTGGACCTGTGGAAATTATTGTTCTGCAGTTGTTACACAACATTGCTCCTCTACCGTTGTTGAATTTGTGGATTGGTCTTATTTCTTCTTTCATTGTTTTTCTTGTTTTTGTAATTCATCTAATCCGTCTGCTATTGTTACGTCCCAGTCTTTTATTTCATCATCGAAATCAAATCCTTCCTGCTTACCTCCTTTATAGTCAGGATGATTCTCTTGCATATAAACAATTCCTCGTACCCATAGGAAAGCAACTACTATAGTTACTATTCCCATTAAAACATATACTTGCCACATAGTTAATCCCACCATCTTTCAATATTTTCTTCCATTATTTTAAATAGTAGTTTTTTTGCTCGATTTTGATTTAAGTGTGCAATATTCATTGCTATTGTTTTTTTTAGACCAGCTTCATCTCTACCATCCAAAGTAAATGGACCTGCTCCATTCATTACTTGTTTATAAACAAGAGGATACTTTTTAAAGAAATCATCAAAGTTTTCATAAAGTGTTTCTGATTCCCAAGTTGAATATCCTTCTTTGTCTTTGCAAGGTTCAAACCAATGTCTCTCTTTTATATAATCCAGATACTCTATTCCATATGTATCGTCTTTACATGATTGAATCAACTTAACACAAATCTGCATTCTCCTAGCATTTTGCTGTGAGCATGTATGCCAATTCTTCTCTTGAGTGAATTCAGCTTGCTTTTTTAATTTATGCTTTAGAATTTTATAAATATAAGAATGATCCCAAGATCTATCCTTCCATATAACTGGAAACCAGTACCATAAGTTTTTTACTCCAATTTTAAAGTATTTGTGAGAGTACTTCCCCTCAACAACCCACCATGCTCTTATTCTTCTGTATAGGCTTGGTCTTGGTCTGTTTTTTAAGTCTTCGAAAAAATCTTCCATACTATTTCTTTTTAAATTGTTCAAACCATTTTTTGAATGTTACTTTACTTTTTATATCTTCAGACATTCTGTAATCAGTCCAATCAGAAACTAATTGTAGTACTTCTTCCTCACTATAACTTATTTCTTGTTGACATTTAGCACCATCTTTAAATCCATGTTCGTAAGTATCCTTATTTTCAAAATCCTCTAAATATTCTGAATACTTCTCGAATGCTTGTTTTAATTTGTCATTCGGTTGAGATGGATTATTTATTTCATCAATAAACTTTTTAATATTCTCTTTTTTATCATCATTGAAGATATCTTCAAGTAGTATTTCTTGTTCAGGTCCACAATCACAAGTTGTAGTATGACCACAATAGCATTTTGTTTGTTCATACAATCCTAACTCTTCATCTGATTTCATTATATCGATGATGTGTTGCTTTTGTTCTTCTTTTGGAATGATGATTTGGTATTGTTTAATAATCTCACAATAATTACCTTTTGTTATTTCGTCTATATAAACTTCATTAGTTTTTTTAAAAGTGTCTAATTTTTCTATTTTAACCTCTTCACAACTTGGATTCTTTACAAACCATTCTAAAAACTCATCATTAATCTTTTGTACATCAGGTGCAAGTGATGGGTCTGTTGTTAGGATGATTTTCTTTTGAATATCATTTGCAATAACATATTCACTATTTATAAAATGAACTTCACCAATACTATCTCCTTTTTGAAATTCAATAACCCAATCTCCTAATTTAATTTCTTCATCATTAGTGATGTATATGTGTTGGTTTATACATAAAAGTCCCTTTTGTTCAAAATATCTTACAGTATATTTAAGTTCTCTACCTAAATGTTTATAAACCCTACTTGGTTTATCTGTTGGTATTAAGTGTATGTTTTTCATAACCTTTGTTTTTAAATTTATACTTAAATATACGAAATTTATTTTAATTTACCAACTTTTCTATGCGATAAGTTTTAAGATTAAAAAACATATCACCCCCTACACACTCGTACTGTTGATCGTTTATAGTCATGATTTTACCATGATTTTTGTGTGAACGAATAGATTTTAGTGTTGGTGAAAGATCTTCACAGTATGTTCTTTTTCCTCTCATAACTTTTATTTTATACTTAAATATACAAAAAAAGACCTGCGTAAGCAAGCCTTTTGTTAATTATTTTTAAAATATTTTACTTAATAGTGACCATTTGCATTATAGCTGGGTCTAGATATTTTGGGATAAGTTCTCTGTAAACTCTACCTCTCTTATCACTTGTTGGATCAATTACTAGTTTTTCCACATCATCTTGGTAATCATCTACAAACTCTTCAATTATTTTACAAATTGTTTGTACAATACTATATACCTTTCCTTCCCCTGTCATTTTAAACGTATCTAATTTACTTAGAGGTTGAGGTTTTTCACCAAAAGATATGTCAAATGTTTTATCCTCAGGATTATACTCTCCTGAGTAAAAAGTAACCGTGTATGTGTTGTCTGGTGTTTCAAATACATAATCTACAGAAAGTAACGAATCATCTGTTTCGTCAAATGTCGCATCATCTTCATAAAAAGGAAATAGTGATTCTGTTAGTAGATCTATTAATTTAATCATTTTATTGCTTTAGTAATAAATATGTTGCTGGGATGTAAAGCATATAGACTAGGTCCAAGCTAAAATCAAAATCAAAGACCTTCTTCTTTTCAAAGACAAAGGCACAGTCTAAGGCTCATTTTTTATAGCTAGTTATCTTCCTCCATGAGGTTTAAGTAATCTATCTATACGTGAGTTCTATCTCAGTTTGTGATTTTTTAAGAAGAAGCGAGTTTATAGGTGGCACGGGGCCACGTACGTCTGTAGTTGATTTGCTATCATATAGTATATAATTTAAAACCTCACTATCCCAGCATAAAACCTTAGGGCATCGGCTTGTGCTTAGCCCTTTGGTACCAAATTATTTTAATTGATTCAAGAATTCATCCACTACGTCCTGGAATCTTTCTGCTACGTTAATTTTTAAGCTAACAGCATCCTGAATTCTGCCTTGACGTTTTTCTTCAAACTCATGTTGAGCCTTGTACTGATCTGCACTCCATTGCTCATATGCTATTTTATAAGCATTTGCTAGATCTGCATTTTGTTGATTAACCTCAGCTTGAATGTTTCCTCTCTCTTTCTGGATTCTTGCATTCTCAGAAGTAACAGCATTTTTTACTTTAGATTTAAAGTAATTCACTTTTTGCTCATACCCTCTATGTAGAGCTGCTAACTCCTCATGAATTGTAAGTAATTGCTCAGGTGTGTGGTGAATAGATACTTTAAGTGGAGTTTTCTTTCCTACTTCAATTTCCATAAACTCTAAAGTTTTAATGGTAGGTAGTTCTGCTCTTAATCGATCTAATTTACCTCCTTTATGGATAAATTGTCCGATATGTGAAGCATATGCCTCTGCCTCTAGAAACTCATTGTATTCAGATGCAGTTAATTGATCCCAACCGAAATCCTCACTTACTTCCATTGGAAGATTTTTAGAGATTGTTAGTGGACGAACTGGAGCTTCTACCTCATAGTTGAATCTCTCAGTTTGAATGTCTTTGATTAACTCATCCTTAGCTTTGATGTTTTCCATCAAGAATGCTTGAGTAGCAGCTAATCTTGCTTTAGCTTGTAGTAATGCTACTACATCGGTAGGAATTGGGTTTCCTTTGGTTTCGATATAGGTGTCTGAACCTATTACTAAGGTTTTCTCTACGTTATTGATATCAGCCAATTGTGCTGTAATATCTTTTGAACGTTGGTTGCACAAGTTACTTACTGATTGTGCTTGAGACATTGATAACCCTTTTGACGATAATGAATTTTTCATAACTATGATTTAAAATTATTTATTTTTTACTATTTCTATTAGTTTTTTAAGACAAGCAAGTTCTGCTTCTTCGTAAGTATCAAATACATCAAATATTTTATAATCTACCATACCTATAATTGTCATTATATCATAAGTCCAATCTTTATCTGTATTTTGCATAACTATTTGCCATAATCCACACTTCTCTCTAAACCATCTAAATGCTTGTTGGTAAAGTGGTGCTCCAAACCACTTAAGTCTTTCTGTAGCTTTAAATGGTTTATAATCACCAGAACCATCTCTTAAACTGTTATAGTAGATTGTACTATCTCCTTTGCCATCATAAAAAGCTAAACAAGGTTCATCAAATCCTAATTCTTTTAAAGCTAATGCTTGTTCGTAAGGTATAAATTCTTTTTCCATAACTTTTATTTCTATATTTTAATATACGAAGAAAGATCCAGATATCCAAATCTTTCTCCGAATATTTTTCTTATTGGTGATGTTTGATATACTTTCCATGTCTGTCAACTCTGACATTCATTTTAGTTAATTCAAAATACCAATTGTTAAACTTACCCAAACCTGACCTTTGTCTAGCTTGGCGGTTTGCAGATGCTACTGCTTCTTCTCTACCATTTTCTGTTGTTTCAACAAAAAACGTGGGAGCCTGAACACCAGTCTTACTGGTAGGGACTACTCTCCAAATTCTCAATTTTTGAGTCATAAATTAGCTAATAGCTAATCTACATTGGAGACGAAGGAATTGACCTCATAATGGATAAAATTTAGTGTCCTATACAGGGCTCGAACCTGTGACCTTCTCGTTATGAGCGAGCTGCTCTGACCAACTGAGCTAAAAGGACATTAGTAGCGAGTGCCGGATTCGAACCGACGTGGTTTGGCTTATGAGACCAAGCTGGGACCATCTCCAGTCTAACTCGCGATATAGCGGCTGACACGGGCATCGAACCCGCAATCTCTGCAGTGACAGTGCAGCATGTTACCTATAACACCTCTCAGCCAAAATACCTGTCTGTTCCAAGTTGTCAAATCTGTAAAGTCGATTAAGCTAGTGGAGAGACTGGGGCTCGAACCCAGAATTGTAGAATGCAAATCTACTGTGATTCCAATTTCACCAAATCCCCTGGTAGCCCTGCTGGGAGTCGAACCCAACTTTTATCCGTGAAAGAGATATGTCCTAACCGATAGACGACAGGGCCAATTTGAGCGACTAGACAGAATCGAACTGTCATCTTTAGATTGGAAGTCTAAAGTAATAACCATTATACGATAGTCGCAATTGTTGAGCTTCTATAAGGAGTCGAACCCTATTTTCCTGAGTACAAATCAGGTACATTACCACTTATGTTTTAGAAGCAAGTTAAATTACAGCCGGTTCTCGTATCCGTTCTTCGCTTTATCAGTGCGGTGCTTTACTATAAGCTAACTGTAATTCTTTTATGTAGGCGATCAGTACTCCGATCCTTCTGTCCAATTAAGGAACCCATATCCGGTAACCCGGTCCTACTATTTTTTTATTTTGTACCCTCAGTAGGAGTCGAACCTACAAATCCTAGAGCCTAAATCTAGTGCGTATACCAGTTCCGCCATGAGGGCAATTGTTGAGGGCAAGGCAAGAATCGAACTTGCTCCGCTGAGTTTGCAATCCAGCTGGCCTCCAAGACCATCCTGCCCAAATTAAAATAGTCGCTCTACCATTACAGCTAAATCTTGGTCACCAGGATTACGATTGTTGGAATCGAACCAACGTCCTACTATTTTATCTTTTTTCTTATACTTAAATATACGAACTTATTTTTAATTTTCCAACTAAAAGAACAAAAATGTTTCCCATTCTTTTGGTATATCTGTTATCTGCTTCATCAGCATTAGATAGTGTGGCCTTTTAGGTTCTGGAATTTGTTTTCCATATTCCTCAAGGGTCAGATCTGATTTTTCTCCATTACATTGTCTGCATGCTGTAACTAAATTATCCCAAGTATCTTTTCCTCCTTTTGATTGAGGAATGACGTGGTCAAGGGTTAACATTTTTACATTTGAATATCCACAGTATACACATTCGTAATTATCTCTTTTGTATACATTTTCTCTTGTAAGAGGTACTTTATGTATGTGTTGTTTTACAAACTGATAAACCCTAATGATTGAAGGTTTGTAAATTTGTAGGTTTGGATTTACTAATCCAAATGTTTCTGGATGTTCAGCTACTACTTCTGCATTACCTTTATACGAAATCACGAAAGCACGCTCAGTCGATATAATTGATCTTGCCATAAAGCTTGAATCTACTACCAGTGTTTTTTGGTACTTGTTCATGATTTGTAATTTTTAGTGAAACAATTTACTTGGCACGCCAGGAGGGAGTCGAACCCTCATCGTCGGTTTTGGAGACCGGTATGCTACCATTGCACCACTGACGCATTTTGTACCCCATTCCGGAATCGAACCAGAAATTAATCTTTAGAAGAGATTTGTTATATCCGTTTAACTAATAGGGCAAGTAAAATATAATTAGTAAGATTTATCAGGAATCTGGTTTCTGATTACTCAGTGCTTCACACACCATTAGAGAGTTGAGTATTGCTACTTATCCTTAGTGTGTACCCTTGCGTAACGTCTCTCCACGTCTTCTTACCTACGCTTTGTAATTATATTTTGAGGTCTTAGTAGGAGTCGAACCTACAGT